TGGTGCCAGTCCGCGATCGTCGCCGGTCGCACCTTCGACCATTGGGGCGACGTCGACGATGTCGACTTCTCACCACCACGACGACTCTGGCCGCTGCCCATGCGAGAGCTATCGATCGAAGCGCCAGAGGGGATTCGGCGAGACTTCGACGAAGCGCAACGCTGCATGTCGGTCAGCGCCCACACTGCTGCCGCGATCCTCGCTCGCCGACTCCTCGAAGGCATCGCCGTAGACCTCGGCGCCGAAGGCCGCACTCTTGCCGCGAAACTCAGCAATCTGAAGAGGACCGGCGCGATCGACGGGCGCCTCGCCGAGTGGGCCGACGCGCTGCGCGTGGTCGGCAACGACGCCGCACACAAGGTGGACACCGTGGTGTCGCACGAGGACGCCGCCGACGTCCTCTCGTTCGCCGAGGCGATGGCCGACTACGTCTACACCTTCCGAAGTCGATACGACCGCTTCCTCGAACGGCGCTGTAAGACAGCCGCACCGCCAACGCCCGAGCCCTTCTAACGCCGGTACCTCGTCAACCAGTCCTCGAGCTCTGGCAGCTCGTCGTCGACGACCGTCACGAGCTCGGCATGCTCGCGCGGCACCGTGAACGCCCGCCGCTCCCACTCCGCCAGCCGCGCCCGACTGGCGCCGCCCGAGCTCGACCGCTGCCGCGTTACCGCTTCCACGGTGGCACCTTGCCGACCTTCGCATACTCCTCATCTTGTAACAACCGCTTATAGAGGTACACACAAGGGGAGTAGGCTGCAGAGCATGGCATCACGCAAGATCGTAGAACGCCGGCGCGTCGTCGGCTACGTCCGAATCTCCCGAGACCGCGAGAACGAAACCTCCACCGACTCACAGCGAGCAGCGATCGAGGCCTACTGCACCGCTCGCGGGTGGGAGCTCGTGAAGGTCATCGTCGAGCCCGGCCGGAGCGCGTTCAAGGCGTCGCGCAAAGCGAGGCCAGGATTCCGCGAGGCGATGAACCTTGTCACCGCCGGCGCGGCCAATGCCTTCGTGGTGTGGAAGATCGACCGGGCCGCCCGCAACACGCTCGACCTCCTCCGCTTCGTCGAGGACCTCGAAGACCACGGCGCAGAGTTCGCGTCCGTCACTGAGCAGTTCGACACGACCACGCCGACTGGGAAGATCATGATGACGCTCATCGCCGGTCTCGCCGAGATGGAGTCGCAGCAGAAGAGCGACAGGGCCACCGAGTGGCATCGCCACCGCCGGCTCAACGGTGCTGCACCGGCCGGCCCCGCCGCGCTCGGCTACTTGAAGCCACGCCCTAACGAGCTCGAACCGGATCCCGAAGTGGCGCCACTCGTCAGCGCGGCCGCGGTCGCGATCGCCGGCGGAGCGTCGGTCCTGTCCGCGGTGAAGGTGCTCAACGCGGCCGGAGTGAAGATCACCCACCGCGGACTGACGACGGCCCTCCGGTCGCCGACCCTCGTCGGGATGGTCGCCGTCTCCGATGGGGTGCTCCCTCGGCGTGGTGGTGCCCGCGTGCTCGACGATGTCGAGCTCGTCGTCGGCGGTTGGGAACCGATCCTCGAGCGCTACGTGTGGGACCAAGTTCGCGCGATCCTCGACGCTCCCGGGCGGCAGACCAACAGCGGGAACACCCTCCGCTGGCCGCTCGTCCCGATCGCACGGTGTCACTGCGGCGCAACGATGCGCCACCACGTCGAGAAGTGGAAGACGAACACAGGCCCGAGGACGATGAGCCGACTCCTCTGCACCGACCAAGGTTGCCTGAACGGGATCGGCTACGACGCCGTCGAGGAGGCCGTCTCGGCTGCGGTGCTCGACCTCCTCGACGACGACACGTGGAACAAGGTTCGGGCCTCGTCGCGTGGCGAGGCGATCGACGTCGCCGCCGTGGAGGAGAAGCTCGGCCGGCTCTGGCAGATGGTGCTGGACGGGTCGATCGAGCCCGAGGAGTACGCCGAGGCGAAGGCTCGCTGGGCGGGGGAGATGGCCGCGGCCACCACCGCGCCGGTAGACCTCCCGGACGTCAAGGATCTGCGCGCCAGCTGGCCCGCGCTCGACCCGGCCGATCGTCTGCTCGTGTTCCGCGCCGCGATCCGCAACCTCACGATCAGCGTCGCGACTCGCCGCGGTGGCCGCGGAGTTGACCTGACCCGCATCGAGCTCGACCTCGTCTAGATCCGTGTCTGCCTTCGCCGTTCGTGTAGGTTGACAGTTCACCAACCAAACCCCTTCCTCACGCGAAGGCGGACACGTCAGACAGAACGAAGCACCAGGGCTCGCACCTTGCAGCGATCCGGCATGTAGCCGGGGAGAAGGTCGAAGCCGAGCCCGCTTCCGGAAATAGGTCCGGCGGCGCCGGGCACTCTCAACTGTTCCGGAGGAACTTCCACACGGAGGTTCCAGCAATGCCCGCACCTGTTCTCCCACTTGCGTTCCCCCGACTCCGGGCACGGCAAGCCGAGCTCGGCGTATCGAACGACGAGCTGGCGGCGAAGGTCCACCGCCACCGCGGTTCAATCTCGCAGGTCCACCGCGGCCGCACCGTCCCCTCGGCCGCTCTCCGCCAACTGATAGCCGACGCGCTCGACTCGACCGTCGACGAGCTCTTCGCAACGCACCCCGAGGCCAAGCCATGACCGCCGCAGCCAACGTTGCGTTCGTTGAGCAGGTCCGTGCTCGACGCTCGGCCGCTGGTCGGCCCGACCGGATCGAGGCCGAGTCGCTCTACCGGATTCTCGACGGACTGCTCGCACGCGGAACGATCCCCACCGAAGCAGGGACCGCCCAAAGCTCTTACCCGGAGCACCACCACGACCACCAGCAACGGAGGCCGTGATGACTGACCCCAACGATAGCTCGATGGAGCAAGTCGCCCAGCAACCAAGGCGCCGGCCGAGCACAACTCGTGCTGCCGATGGCCGCGTTCCACCTCACGACCTCGACGCCGAGGAAGCAGCGATCGGCGCGGCCCTCCTCTCGACCGAAGCAGCGCGCCGGCTCGTCGAGCTCGTGCAGCCCGGCGACTTCTACCGGCCGGCCCACCAGCACATCGCGCAAGCCGTCGCCGCTCTCGTCGCGATGGGCGAACGACCGGACCTGGTGACAGTCTCGATCGAACTCGGCGAGCTCCTCGACGATTGCGGAGGTCGGCAGTACCTCCTCGAGCTGCAGAATGCGACGCCGGCGATCTCGAACATCGCTCGCTACGCGCAGCGAGTTGCCGATACCGCGGCCGCCCGCCGAATGATCGGCACCGCCGCAGAGATCGCCGATCTCGGCTACCACGCCGACCGCGACCCCGACACAGCGCTCGTGAAGGCCGGCGAACTCTTCGCCCGGCTCACCGCCAACGCGAACCCGATCGACCGCTTCGCCGGCAGAGTGCTTGACCTCGAAGCGCTCCGACTCCTCGAACCGCCCTCACCGCTGATCCCCGGCCTTCTCGACGTCGATAGCCTCGCCGTCCTCTACGGACCACCCGGAGTCGGCAAGAGCTTCGTAGCGCTCGACATGGCGCTCAGAGTCGCCACCGGCACCCGCTGGCACGGCCACCAGCTCATCACCGCCGGCGCCGTGCTCTACATCGCAGGCGAAGGCGCGAACGGCCTCGCCGACCGCATCGATGCATGGAAGGAACGAACCCACACCTTCGCCGACCCGACCAACCTCGCCGTGGTGCCCGCAGCTGCGAACCTCCTCGACCCGGCCGAGGTCGCCGACCTCTACCGCTACATCACCCGCACCAGGCCGACCCTCGTCGTCGTGGACACCCTCGCACGATGCACACCCGGCGCCGACGAGAACAGCTCCCGCGACATGGGTCTCGCCATCGCTGCACTCGACGCGATCCGCACTGCCGGCGGCTCCTGTGTCCTGGCAGTCCACCACAGCGGGAAGAGCCTCGAGGCAGGACTGCGCGGCCACTCAAGCCTCCTCGGCGCCCTCGACACCGTGCTGCGCCTCACCGGCACCGAACACGTTCTGCAGCTCGACCAGGAGAAGCAAAAGCACCACCCCGAAGGGAACCGCCAGACCTATCGCCTCACACCCGCCGGCCGCTCCGCAGCGATCGAGCCCTACACCAGCGCAGCAAGCGACAGCCTCACCGGCAAGACCCTCGCCGCGCTCCGAGTGCTCTCCGAAATCGAGCAGCCCGCCGGCATCACGTTCTCCCGTTGGCGCACCGCAGCAGCTCCCGACATCGCAGAAGCAACCCTCGCCCGAGCCCTGAAAACACTCAGGTCAAGCGCTCTCATCGGGCTCCACGCTGAGTCGACCGAGAAGTCGCCTCGATACGTCCTCACAGACGCCGGTCGCTCTCACATCGACGACCCCACCGAAACAGGCCAAGAGCAGGCATGACACCCCGTCAGCTCTCACACTCTCATTGCACTCTCACGCGCTCTCATGAAAGCCCGGTTACAAGCACTCTCACGCTCTCACCACCCCTTAGGGGTGAGAGCTTGAGAGTAACCCGACCGCGAGAGGACAAAAAGTCAATCAGCAACCCAACCCCGAAGGACACCCCATGACCACTACAGACAACTCCACCGCGACCGACCACGAGCTCGACAGCTACGCCGCAGAAGCCAAGTACGCCGACCGCCTCGCGCGCAACGTCACCGACCCCGCTGCAATCTCCATCGTTGCAGCACTCGACATGGTCCACCGCGCCCGCCGCCGAGACCTTGAGCTCATCGCCGCAAGCTCAATCGCAGCACACGCTCGCATGATGGTGCGAGCAGCCAACCGCGACACCGAACGCGACGCCGAGCAAACGCAACCAACCCCGCAGAAGTCCTACGCCGAGAAGCGCTGGCCACAAGAAGACCTCTACCTCGGCAAGTACCGCCACGGCATCACAAGCAAAGACTACGGCGCCGTACCCAAAGGCTGCACCTGTGAATGCTTCACCCAAGTCCGACAAGAAGAGGCCGAGTTCGACCGGCGCCGCGCCGAACGAATCAGCGACATCATCACCGACCACGCACACCACATAGCGATGCAATGGACCGCCGAACTCCTCGCCGCTTCATTCGCAGTAGACCAGACTGGAACGACCGTCAGATGGGGCGCCGCCACCATCGACGAGCACAGCCGCCGAGTGTCGATGCTCACCGCCAACGCCGGCGGAAACATCGACGCCGCAGCCCGCCACCAACGAGCAATCGACGACCTCTCGGCCGGAGGCGCCTCGACACTCGACGAGCTCGCCGGCGCCACCAACAACCCGGCGTGACCCACCACATGATCGAACTACCCGAGCGCGGACACTGGCAAAAGCACGCAGCATGCCGAGGCGCCGACCCCGACCTGTTCTACCCCGGCAGGGGAGGCGACAGCACCACCGCAAAAAAAATCTGTGACACCTGCCCCGTCGCCGCCGAATGCCTACAGCACGCGATCGAGATCGGCGAGCGGTCCGGCATCTGGGGCGGCCTCTCCGAACGCCAACGACGCCGCCGCCGCGCAACCCCACCCGCCCAACCCCGCCCCACCGTCTGCACCTACCCCGACTGCACCAACCTGCCGTACGCCGCCGGCCGATGCCGACGCCACCACCGAAGGACCACCTGAGATGCCACACGCACCCGCCTACCCGTGCGCCACACCCGGCTGCCCCGAACTACGACCATGCCCCACCCATCCACCAGCAGACCGATGGGCACCCAACAAGACCCGACGTGCAGCACGCGGCGCCGGCCTCACCCGCACCCAAGAGACACGACGAGCGCAGAAAGTCATGCGCCAACACCGCGGGATCTGCCACGTCTGCGGCGAGATGTTCGCCGACCAGATCGACCACGTCATCCCGCTGGCCGAAGGTGGAGCAGACCACGAAAGCAACCTGCGCCCCATCCATCGCGTGCCATGCCACGCCGCCAAGAGTCAGGCCGAAGCCACACGCGGCCGAGCTCGTGCGCGAGGCAAGTGACGGTGGGGTACCACCGCGGAGGAGGCGGCGCCCAAGCGTCTGTGGTGTCGTGCTCTTTGGTCGAGGCAGGGTTTTCGCATGCGTTTTGGCTACGGCCAGTACCCGGCCCACGGGCCACGAACCGACCTGAGGAGGTCTACGAGATGAACCTGCACGATGAGTTCGATGACGATGGCGGCCGCGACCTGCTGGGCGACATGACGCCGGCCTCGTTCCACGCATCGCCTGACTGGTGGCGCCGGCTGGTGGGTCGGCTCGATGAAGGTCAGCTCGAGCAGCTCCGTGCCGGCGAGTTGTCTTACGTGGCGTTGGGCGCTGACGGGTTGGAGCGGTTGGCGTTGGTCGCGCCGGCGTGGCTGTTCGGTGATGCCGCGCCGCGGGCGTGATGACGCGGTAGGTTGACGCCTGTCGAGTGAGGCGATCTCCACGACGTTCGGGCGCGATGCCCTGCCAATCCCCGCTGCAGTCGAGCGCGACGCTCCCGCACCGCTGGCACCCACCATCGTTCTCGCCCAAGGAGGCACCCGCTATGCCCGATCTCAACTCGTCCTCGTTCGACGGCTTCACTTGCCGCGACGAGCTTTCTTCGTTCGTGGCGAACGCCGCCGTTTCCGGTGCTCCGTTCGCCAGGGCGATCACTCCGCTTCCGACCGAGCGCGGCGGGGTCGCGTTCCCGACGGTTTCCCCGACCGGGTTCGGTTGGGTGTCTGAGGGCGCCCCGATTCCTGCGGTCGATCTGAACGACAGCGCCGACGTCGTCGCGGTCGCGAAGCTGGCCGGCCTCATCACGATGTCCAACGAGTTCGTCGACGACAACGAGCTCCCGATCGGCGACCTGTTGCGGAAGGCCGTCGCCGACTCGATGGGACCCCAACTCGACTTCGGTGTACTTTTTGGCTCGGGCCCGCCCGAGCCCGTCGGGGTGCTCGACTCCGCGCCCGAGGCGATCGGCGGTGCCGACTTCCGGGCCGACATCATCGCGGCGTGGGGTGAGCTGGTTGACGCCGGCGCCGATCCGATGTCGATTGTGGCGTTCGCGTCGGCGCGGGTCGTTGCGTGGGAGCTCGGTCGCACCACGCTCGATGGTGTGCCGATCCACGCTGACGGCGCCGAGGCGATGGTCGGCCCTGGAATCCGCCTGGTCGCGGTCCCGACCCTCAGCGCCGGTCAGACGCTCGTGGCTGACGTGTCCGGTCTGTACCTCGTGCTTCGGCAGGACTTCGAAGCAAAGTTCAGCGAGCATGCAGGCTTCGCGAACGATCAGGCCGTGATGCGCGTGAAGGGCCGGTTCGCTGTGGCGTGCCCGACGCCGGGCAAGACGCTGCGCCTCATCACCGCCGCGTCCTGACCCCCCCATCTCGGCTGTATCTCTCCTGGTCCGGCCGAGCAAGCCCGCCCGCGGGTGTGTGTGTCATTGCATCACCCCGCGGGCGGCACCCTCGATCGGTCATTGCAAGCGGCTGTGTGTCCGTCTCCCGTCCGAACTGGCACCGAAGGTCCACCAGGTGCGCCGGCCGCCACAGCGAGCAGGTCCACGGTCGAGGCATCCGCGCCCGAGCTGGCCGGCGCGGCGAGACTGGACACCAACCCAACACGCGACAAGGGGCCGGCCTGGCAGCCGACCCCGAGTCATTTCGAAAGAGGATCATGGCCTCGACCCGAGATAGTACCCCGACCTACGACGAACGCCGGCACCTCCGACGCGTCGACCGATCCGGCCTCCTCGTGCTCGACGTCCGGGCCGCGCTCGCAGCGCTCGACAAGCTCACACCCGAGCAGCTCGCCGACGTCATCTACTGCGACACCGCCGAGGCACGCGCTTCGTGACCGTCGACTTCGACAACCCGCCGCCCCGGCAGATCGCTGTCGAGTGCGGCTCGTGCAGCAATCATGTCAGCGCACCCATCGCCGGAAAGGTTCACCGGTACGACCCGCACGACGGTCAAACCGGATTCGAGGTGATCCTCGCTACTTGCCCGTGGTGCCAGTCCGCGATCGTCGCCGGTCGCACCTTCGACCATTGGGGCGACGTCGACGATGTCGACTTCTCACCACCACGACGACTCTGGCCGCTGCCCATGCGAGAGCTATCGATCGAAGCG